GAACCGGACATAGGAGAGAGCTCCTCGTCCGCGGGCGAGCGTCAGGCGGCGCGCCTGGTAGTTCTATTCGAACTTCCCGGACTCGAGCATCTTGCGGGTCTCCGCTCGATGCTCTTTGCCGCTCGTGGTCGTCCGCGGCACACGTGGTGCGCCAAGGTCGGCACTGAGCGTCTTCGCCGGGTTCTGCTTGTCGGCTATCTGGTTGTTCGGCTTCTTGTCGGACTTCGCGGTCGGTCGCGGGATGTCGAGCTCGTCGAGCTCCTCCCCGCGGATCTGTTCGTGGCGAGCGATGACGTCGGCGAGGTCGGGGTACTCGCCCTCTTCCTTGGCCATCGCCTCGGTGAGCTCCCAGAGCTTGCCGCGGAGCTTCGTGTTGAGCTGCTTGGCCTTCGCGAGCGCCTGCACGCGCTCCTCGGAGGTCTTGGCGGCGCGCGCAGCGGCGCGGGCCTGCTCGATCTTGGCGAGCGCGGACTTCGTGATCGGCGCCGTGTCGGGAACTGCCTCGAGCACGGCGTCGAGGTAGCCGGTCTTCAGCTCCTGGTACTCGGTCTGCTGCTCCCTGACGGTGAACTTTTTCTCGAGCTCCTCGAGGCGGCGCTGGGTCGCGTCGACGCGCTCGGACTCTTCGCGATCGCGGAGCAGGCGCTCGGCCTGCTTGGCGCGCGCGGGGTCGGCCTGGCCGGCCTTGCTGAGCGCGTACAGCGCCTGCCCGGCGCCCTCGAAGTGATCCTCGCCGTAGCCGAGCGACTTGAGCAGGTCGCCCAGGTGCGCGGGGTTCGCGCGGGCGCGGGCGGCCTTGGCCTGCAGCGCCTCGAAGTCGGAGGCGGCCTTGATCTTCGGCGCCCATTCGGTCTCGAGCGCGCGCACCCGCGCGTCGATCTTGGCCTGGTCGGCGGCGATCTTCTGCCGGTGACGCGCCTCGGCCGCCTGGATTTGCCCGAGGCGCTTCGAGGTCTCGGGGTCGGGCTTCGCGGCCGGCGGGGCCTCGACTTCGCCGTCGCCCTCGTCCTCGGTGCCCTCGTCGGCGCCGGCCTCGATCGGCTCCTCGGGCTCCTCGACGGGCGCGGCGCGGCGGGTTCCACCGGGCTGCTGCTCCGGGTCGCCGGCTGGCGCGGCCGCGCGACCCGCGGGGACCGACGGCTTCGCGCCGTCGAGCTTGCCGGCCTCGAGTAGCGCGAGCGTCTCGCTCCGGCCCGCGCGGGCGCGCTGTGCTGCGACGACGCCGCGGGCCGGGCGGTCCAAAACGACGTTGCCGGGCGCGTTGGCCGGGTTAGCGGCTGGCGTGGCGACAACTTCACTCGGCATGCCAGACAACTCTTACACGCGCGTGCGCCAGCGCGACAATGAGATCTGAGCGCCCGGGATCTGCTAGCCGGCGCGGAGCTGCATGGCCTGGGGCGCCAGCGCGGCGACCGGCGGCGCCCCGGGCGGCTGTCCGGGCATCGGCATCTCGGCATCGGCACCCGGCGGCAGCGCGCCCGCGCCGGCGGGGGCGTTGGCGTTGGCCGCGGTGGCGCTGAGCATGTGGGCGGCGAGCACCGCGTACTGGCGCAGACCCTCGAGTACTTCCTCGGGCGCGTTCAGGTCGCGGTACTTGAGATAGGCCATCTGGCCCATCCTCGCCATGAGCGCGAGGTTGCCGAACGGCTCGGGGACCACGACGCGCTCGTCGTACACGATGGCCTCGAGGTCGCGCTCGACGGATTCCTGGCCCTGGGTGTAGAGCGACAGGATGTGGTCGAGATCGGGGTGCTTGGTCAGCCGGCGCCACTCGTCGGTCGAGATGACCCCGGCCTGCGCCCATTCGAGCGCGGTCTGGTAGCGGCCCGCCGGCGTGCGCGGCAGGGTCGACGCCGCCGCGATCTGGACCTTCACGTCGCCCATGTCGACGTCGGCCCATCGGATCCGCCGCGCGCCGAACTTCGCCTTGCGCGCGATGACCGGCGCCTCGGCGCCGAGATCCTTGCAGCAGTCGAGCACGTGCCAGTAGGTGTCGAGCACGAACGCCTCGAGCTGGCCCTCCTGCATCGCGAAGCGCTGGCTCGCCATGTCGCGGACCTCGCGCATGCCGACGCCCGAGTCGATGCCGGCTGGCTTCACGCCGCGCGACGCCATCGCCGACACGCCCGCGTCCTCGCCGGCGGCGGCCTTCATGTCGAGGCGGTTCTGATAGATCTCCCCGCTCACCGCAGGCGGGATCACGGTCGTCGGGCGCTGGCCCTTCACGACCGCAACGGTCCCGAGTCGGCTGATCGACTGGATCGCCAGGTTCGCGTCCGCCATGTCGACGTAGGTCACCGGGACGGCGCCGCGGTCGAGCCCGCAATCAATCTGCCAGTTGCGCTTGTTGAGCGCGCGCTGGATGCCGGCGATCCGCTCGGCGAGCGAGATGCCGTAGAAGCTCGTCGTGCGCTCCGACCAGACGAGCACAGCGAACGGGAAGAACGGCTTGTGGTACTCCTCGTCGAGCAGGTCACAGCCGTCGATGCAGATGGTGTGGCGACCGGCGCGGTAGCCGTCGTGGCCCTTGCGGCCGATCGGCAGCTTCCAGCTCTCGATCGCGATGAGCGTGTCGTCCGCGATCGGGCGGTAGCCGGCCCAGTTGCGACCCGACCAGCCGCGCCCGCTCTGCGCCTGCTCGATCTTGGCCTCGTGCTCGGGGAACTGCGCCTTGAGCTCGTCCTTGTCGACGTTGCACATGCGCTGGTGCAGCTGGCGCGGCGTGCCGCCGTTCCGGCACTCGGCCTCGTCGACCACGATGTCATCGATCCTGACGTGCTCGACCTTCACCTCGTCGAACGCGTTCGGGTAGATCTTGAGGACGCCGGTCCCCTTCTTGGCGGCCTCCTTGAACGCCAGCTTGCACTTCTTCGCGACGTCGAGCAGCTTGCCGACGCCCTCGGCGTACCACTCGAGCATCGTCGCGGTCTTTTGCTCCGTCCAGTCGCCATCGTCGGTGAGGAATCGCGGCCGCACCTCGGTCGCGGCGATCTGCGCGGTGACCGTGTCGACGTTGCTGGCGATCACGTTCTCGATGACGAGCCCGATCGCGTCGTAGTCGTCGACCTCCTGCGAGTCGGGCGTGTTCGGGTCGTAGAGCGCTTCGAGCTGGACGAAGCGGTTGAACAGCGCGAACTGCTGCCGCTCGACGTTCTCGACGTACGAGAACACGACCTTGTGCACCTCGCCCTCGTCGGCGTTTTGCCAGCGCTGCTTGTTCGGCGGCGCGGCCACGCGGCGGGCGGACCTCACGCGGGCCTGTCCTCGTCACGCGTGAAGCCCGGCACCTTGCCGGCCGGGTAGGTCGACGGGTCACGCATCGGGTCCATGTGCTGCCGCGGCGCCGGCTTCGCGGGCTGACTGTCGGCCGCGACGACCGGCGGCTTGACCAGCGTGGCCGCGAGCCCGTCGACCGACAGCGAGGTCACCCCGGCCGCGTGGAGCCGCGGCGCCATCTCGATCAGGAGGTTCAGCCGCGCGCGCAGCGCCTCGGGGTCGGTCGGCGCCTTCGCGGCAGGTGGCATCCGCTCAAATATGCTTGAAATCCCCGCCCCGCAATAGCGCATTGAATTCGCCCTTGGCCTTCTGGCCGAGCGGCGCATCACCCCACGGGTCGTGCTTCTTCGACGGTGCGGGCCGCTTGATGGGCTTCACCTGGGACTTCGGCGCCGGGGGCCGATCCCCCTGCGCAATGGCCCGCTCGGCCGCCTCTCGCTCCTTGGACGGCGCCGCCGACGCGCCCGAGAACATGGCGCCGAGCTCGGTGCGGATGTACGTCGCAGAGTCCGCACTGTGGTTCGCCACCGCCTTGTCCTCCTTGGGATTGTCGTACTCGTCGGGCTTCCACTGCAGGGTTGAGACCTGCTCCTCGAGCGGGCTCTTGGCGATCACGAACATCCGCCCGTCGACCAGGTCGCCGTTGAACACCTCGATCGCGCCGGGCTTGTTCTTCTTCTCGGCCGCCTTGAACGTGATGCCGTACGTCTTGGCGAGCTCGTCGAGAACCATGTCGCCCAGGCCGGCCAGGTCCGCGACCGCGGCAACGGGCCAGCCGGTGAGGCCGAACAGTCCGCCCACCTCGGTGTAGACCTCGCTGCGCACCGCCTTGTCGGCCGCCTCCTTGCCGATCAGTAGCTCGGCGATCGTGCGCGGGTACATCCGGCGCCTCTCGAACGAGAACACGTGGAAGAATCGCCGCCACGGGTCGCTCGGCGCGAACGCGAGGATCGTCAGGGCGAACGGGTCGCGCGAGCCGAGGTCGGCGCCGTAGCCGAACTGCCAGTCGTCGAAGCCCTCGGGCAGCGCGGCGATCGCCGCCTTGAGCATCGGCAGGCCCTCGAGCTTGACGTCTCCGAACGGCAGCCACTGGTTGAGCGGCGTGCCGTCATCGTTGTACGCCTGGTAGGCGTACATCGCCGTCGTGTGGTCCGACGCCCAGAGGCCGAGGTACTCGCGGAGCCAGATCGGATTCTGGTCGCTCCACTGCTGATCCTTCTTCTCGATCAGCGCCTCTTCCCAGTTGAGCCGCAACGCCGCGTAGCGGTCGGCGTCGGGTAGGGCGAGCACGTCGAGCATCGACCACGCGTGCGATGACCACCCTGTCCAGTCGGCAAAGTCCGCGTCGTCGCGCAGGCGATACGGGCGGTGGCGCTCGGAACCCTTGCGGGTGGCGTCGTAGAACCGGCCGCGCAGCACGTGGCCCGGCGTGCCCGACAGGACGATGCAGCCGTGGCGCTCGCCGAGCCGGGGGCCGACTGCGCGGTCCAAGAAGTTCTCGAGGAGCACGGGGTCGTGCGACGCCGTCTCGTCGATCTGCACCTCGTTGAACGGCTGCCCGCGCCACTTGTTGACCTCCTTCTTGTTGTCGAGGCCGATCATCTGGTAGGTGCCGCCGGTGCGCTTGCAGGTGCACACGCGATCGGTCTCGTGGAACGAGAACTCGTCGCGCAGCCCGAGCTCGTCGATCACCTTCTTGAGCGGCTCCCAGTTCAGGCGCTCGGCCTCTGGTCCCGAGGTCGCCGCGTAGATGAGCCGCGCGTTCGGGATCGTGGTCAGCTTAATCAGCGCTCGGACGCGGAGCACGGTCGTCTTGCCGCCGCCGCGGCCGACCAGGAAGGAGACGCGCCGGTGGGGATCGAGGGCGGCGTCGAGCTGGAACGGGTGGCAGTCGGCGAGCAGGCGCTGCTCGATGTCGGCCGCCCACAGCTCGTCCAGCGACATCGCCGCGCGATCGCGAGCCGCGGACTTCTTCTTGGAGTGCGGCGTCGCGCGATCGCTGGACTTCTTGCGGCCCATCTACCTCAAGCGGGCGGCGCCGGCTTCCACGTCTTGACCGCCGTGCGCTCCACGAAATCATATTCGGCCTTGTTCGTGCGGGTGTCGATGAAGCCGACGAGGAAGCAGTTGAAGCCCTCGATGAACTCGATCGTGTGCCGGCGGCCGTCCGTGTGCACCTTGGCCTCGAGCTGATCGCCGCTCTGCATCCCGGAGACCTTCATGGACCGGTCGATGAAGCGGAGGAGCTTCACCGGGCGGCCATCGGGTACCGGCGGGCGGTGCTTGGCGATCAGCTCCTCGACGATCTCGTCGATCGGGCGCTGCGGTGGCGGGGCCGGGCGCTCCGCTTGGGGCTCGCCGTCCGACATGGCCTGGACGGCCGCGCGCTGGCGGAGCTTGTTCGCTTGTCGCTGGGCTTCGTTCATCTTCGGTTTCTCCGTTCGCTCTTGGGGTAGACGCCCAGGTTTGGCTCCCACCGGGCCATCGGAATCTTCCGCTCGAGTATCCGGCACATTGGCGTCGATGCGACGTAGTTGAACGGCTGGGCGGGATCGACACCGATCGCTTCGAACAGGCCACGCCCGACGCCCGAGCCCGGCCACAGGCGACCCGCGCCGCCGCGGCGGTAGTGGGTCTTGACGAACACGTAGTAGACCAGCGCCGGCCGCTCGGCCGTGTCGGCCGTGATGAAGCCGAGCAGGTCGGCAACGGTCACCCCGGGCACCGTCGCGACGACCGTGCGCACGTCGGGCTTGGCCAGGATCTTCTCGACGGTCGGGATCATGACCGGGTACCAGTCCTCGATCTGGATGATCCCGCTGGTCTTGGCGCCGCGGTACGAGCCGACCCAGGCGTCGACGATGAAGTTGCGCTCGAGCTGGTCGGCCATGTCGGCCGGGCGGTAGGCGATCGCGGTCATGCCGCCTTCGCGATCCGCACGTCGCTGCCGGTAACCAGGAGCACCCCGGTGACCTCGAGCCACGCGCTGGGCTTGCCGTCCTCGTGATCGGGGACTTCCTTGTTGATGTAGACCGAGTGCACCGGCACCTCTGAGATCCAGCCGGCGACCGCCAGCTCGAACGTGTCGGTCGCAATGCACCAGACCAGCGGCGCCGCCTGGTGACGGTTGAAGTAGATGCGGAACGTGCCGGCGAGCGCGAACGACTGGCGCGCGGTCGTCGCTGCAGCTCCCTGACGCGCCGGCGGTGACTCGCGCCGCTTCTCGCGCCGGGCGACCTCCGCGCCAGCCAGTCGGAGCGACTCCTTGCGCTCGTCGGTCCCTTCCTCGAGTAGCGCCGCCGCCTCGAATTCGACTCGCATCCCTAGCTCGTAGTCGTTCAGCCGATCGAGGAAGCTGTCCGCGATCCAGGCCGCCATGCGCAGGTAGTAGCCCTCTTCGTCCTGTGGCAGCCGGGCGCCGCGATGACCGCGGGCCAGCCGTGCTCGCCGGTCATCGTCGAACGGGAAGCGCTCGCGGAGCTTCGCGGCGAGCTCGTCCAGCGCGCTCATCGGAGCAGCTCCTTGACCCGCTTCTGCCGGCGCTCCTCTTTCAGCTTCTTGCGCTGCTTGCGCCAGTCGTTCTTGCGGCCCTCGGCCAGCGGGCGCGTGTCCATCGCCTCGGCGTGCGGCTTGGGGGCGGACTTGCCCTGCGTGGCGCTGACCACAAACATCGTGTGCACCGCCGGCGCCGAGATGCGCCAGGGGGACAGGCGTCCGCAGAAGATGCCGGTGTGCGATCCGCACAGCACGTCGCCAGGCGGGTCACCGGTCGCGTCGCGCTCGACCAGCGCCTCGAACCGGCCGTGCTCGGGGCACTCGTACTCGGCGAGCGTCAGGCCGCCGGCGCGGCGGGTCTTGATGGTGAACGTCATCCGAACCTCGCTTTGAACATCTCGGTAATGCGGGCGTCACGCTCTCGTTGCTCGACGGGCAGCGTGTGTTTGAGGCACGGCACGCCGCCGTCGTGGAACATGACGTAGCAGTCGGCGCAGAAGAGTCCGGGCGCGAGCTTTGCCTCCGATCGCTGGCGGACGGCTTCCCACGTCAGGTCGCAGATCGGATTGAGGCGCGGCGAGGGCGGCGGGCTCATCCGAGCACCGACTTCCTCGCCGCGCCGTCGATCGCGGCCACGTCGCGCACCAGCCGGGCCCGGTACTCGGGTGACTGCTGCCGAATCCACGTCATGACGACCGTGGGCGACAACCGGGCGATTGCCGCGAGCTCGGCCTTCTCGGCCTTGCGGTGTTCGGCCGCGATCGGCGCCGCCTGACGCGCCAGTTGGGCGATCCGACCGATGGCGTGACGGCGCGCGCGGCCCTTGGCGGCCGAGAGTGTCGTGATCTCGTCTCGAATCACCGAGAGAGAGGCCGCTGAAATGCTCGCGGCGATGTCGGCAGCTGTTTCGCGCGGCCCCGACGAGGATTTGCGGTGTGTTTTGCTCATGATTCACGTTCCTTCGATGTTTTCGGTGCACAAAAACGCGGCTACGCC